CCTCAAAATTTCCCCGGAGGGATTTTTTGAAAAATTACTTTGACATTTCCCAGAGGAGCATAACACCAATCCCGTCCACAGGCACATTATTATTCAATTCCAACAAGTAAAATTTGTTTAGATCTCTTTTCAAGAAATTATAGTTGCAAAAGCTCTAGTTATGCCCCTCCGGAAAGTGTCAATAAAGTTTTAAAAGATGGAGGAAAAGTCATGGGTAAGGAACAGAACAAAAAGAAAACTAATGACAATGTCCCCAAAAGTAGATCAATAGAGGAGAGCGAACAGCGATGTATCGCTTATGCAACCTCTTTAGCTGAGAAAAAATTAGCTGATGGCACTGCTTCAAGTCAAATCACCATGCATTACTTAAAGCAGGGAACCGAAAAGGCTAGATTAGAAGTTGAAAAGATTAGATTGGAGACAGAATTAGTAAAAGCCAAAACCGAAATGATCAAAGCGCAGCAGAAGAATGAAGAATTGTTCGCTAATGCAATTGCTGCTATGCGTCATTACTCTGGTAACGATAGCAATGAGTAAAAGTTACTTAGAACTAATACAGTTACCAACAAGAAAAGAACGATTAGAATACCTCATGCTTTATGGAAAGGTTGGCGAGGACACTTTCGGAAAAGAGAGATATTTGAATCAAGCGCTTTACAATTCTAGAGAGTGGAAACTCTTTAGAAATGAGATCATCATTAGGGATCACGGCTTTGATTTAGGTCTTGACGGTTACAAGATCGATAAACGTGCCATTGTGCATCACATTAATCCTATAACCGTTGAAGATATTTTACAAAGAAGGTCATGTGTGTTTGATAAGAATAATGTAATACTGGTTTCTCGTACAACACATGACATTATACACTATGCGTTCACTTTAGAAGGTATAGGAGATGAATTAATCGAGAGAAGACCAGGAGACACAAAATTATGGTAATGGAAAGGAGAACACACATGTCTAACAACAAAAGAAACACTTCAAGAAATTACGCAAGTACTAAGAAGCAGCTTAATGCTGAGCAGACAGAGACTCCAGTAGAGGAGCCTGTAGTTGCAGCAGAACCTGAAGAAGCTGAAGCACCTGTTCCTTGTAAGCACTTTGCCAGAGTAACAGGAGTTAAAGCAGGTCTTCGTTTAAGAAACAGACCTTCAACAGAATCTGATGTACTCAGCATATTAAAACCTAATCAGGATGGAATTGAGATTCTTGAAAATTTAGGCAAATGGACTAAGGTTCAGGTTGGTTTAACTATTGGTTATGTAATGACAGAGTTCATAGAGGAAGAATAATGGAAACAACAATTCTGCAAGATGTAAAAAATAGCATCGGTATTAATCCGGACGTAGAGGATCCTGTATTTGACGCCAGTATCGTTATGCATATCAATTCGGCAATCGCTGAACTTGCAGAACTTGGAGTCAGAGAACAAGGCGAGTTTACAGTTGAAAATCGAGGAGAAGCTTGGTCCGAGTATTTAGGAGATGATCTAAAGTATTTGACATCTCTCGTTAAAGAGTACATTTGTACTTATGTAAAATTGTACTTTGACAACAACTCTGGTACAATGAATAGCGCTCTCGAAGAACAGAAAAATCGTCTTGAGTTCAGGATCATGACTACTATTGAACGACATGAAAATTAAGGAGGGCCACTATGCCATACGCAATCGCATTAGATGAACTTATGCATCATGGTATTCTTGGTATGAAGTGGGGAAAGCGAAACGGCCCACCTTATCCACTAGAATACAAAAAATTATCGCCTGAAGAAAAAGCACAGGCTAAAAGCAAGGCTATTCGTGAAGGAAACGTTAAGGAAGCAGCTGCTAATATTAACGAATTCACTAATGATGAGCTTCGTCAGCTTAGAGATCGATTCAATCTGAATCAGGACATTGCAAAAATTAATGCATCAACAAAAAAGACTGGTGCACAAAAAGTAGACAAGGCAATAGATTGGATTAATCGAGGAGTTAGAGCAGCAGATGCTGGATCTAAAGCTTACAATGCTTTTGCTAAGATTTCCAATGCTTTAAATCCTGATGAAGATTCTCAGCTTCCACTTATTGGCGAAAAGAAACAGCCAAAGAATAAAGCTGAAGGAAAAACAAAGCAGCAAATGCTCGATATGGTTAAGAGTGGAAAATTAAGCACTAAGGACTATAAAGACATTTCTGAAAGAATGGAAGCAATAGACAAAACTGAGAGTTTCTTTAAGCCAAAGAAGAAAATTACAGAAAAAGACTTCTATGAAATGATCGAACATCCAGATCGATACACAGCTGAAGAAACAAAAGAAGGCTGGGAAAAGTTCAAAGTTGTAAATGCTGCTAAGGCTAGTAAAGGATATGAAAATTACAAAGAAGAAAGAGACTTCTATGGTTTCTATCACGGTCTAGTTGAAGAAATTGAGCATTCTGCAAAAGGTACAACTTGGTCTAAGAAGGATGCTAAATACATATCAAAAGAAAAGACCTCTGGTGGCAAGGTTCGTTATAAGTATGCTCAGAACAAGAAAGAAATAGACAAGAATAAAGCAGAAGCTGATGCCCTTCGTGATGACGGTAGAGATTTACGACAGGCCGCTGGATGGTATGAGAACGATGCTGATGTTTATGATTCTATTGCTAAAGATAGTCAGGCTTATCTTGACGATCCTAGCAAAGCAGTTAAACGAACATACAAATTATCGAATGGTGATACAATAAAAATTGTTTATCCAGCTGCTAAATCAAAGGACAAGATCCCGGCAAAAGCAAAGACATATGCTAAGAATAGTATTAGCAAATCTAAAACCAAAAAGACTGCTAGTCAGAAGCAAGCTGCTAAGCTGAATTCTCAAGCAGATGAAAAATTTAGCGCTGCTAATAAGAAGATGAAAACAGTAACTAAGTTATCTAAGGAAAATGCTAAAATGATCCACGATTCTTGGTGGCATAAATTCAAGAAGGGCGTAAAGACTAATAGTCGAAAAGCCAAAAGATGGGTCGATGATGCAATAACTTGGCTAACTGCATAAGGAGAAAATTATGAGTGATTACGCAGTATACGAGGGAAAATTAGTTCCCGTAGATGAGCTCATGCACCATGGCGTTAAAGGTATGAAATGGGGCGTACGGCGTTATCAGAATCCGGATGGTAGTTTAACAGAAGCTGGACGTGATCGTTATATTCGAAAAGGGGATAGGGATTCTTATGATCGGTATATGCAAGGACAATTAAAGGGTAAAAGTAAAGATCAGAAAAGTAAAATATTAAGAGAAGAAAGTCGTCGCATTAGCGAAACTGTTCAAGAGCATACCCGAAAAGCAGTAACAAGAACCGTTGCAACATTTTTAGCTGGGGGAGCTGGAGGAATGGCATTATCAGCGATTACAGCAAACCCTGCGCCTGCTATAATTGGCATAGGCGCAAACTGGGTAAATATGGCGATGACTGCTGCTGGCAGTACTAAGTATGTAAATAATGCACAAAAAATGGCAAATGTTATTAATAAGCATTGGGATGAAGCTAACATCGATAAAAATGTACAACGAAGATTGAATGTATAAGGAGAACTAACAATGGCGCTTTCGAACACAGCCACGCCATACTATTATGGCATGTTCAGGGACGCCGTTCTTAGAGGTGAAATCCCTGTTTGTAGAGAAATCTCTATGCAAATGAATCGCATCGATGAGCGTATAGCCAATCCAGAATACTACTACGACGATGAAGCCGTAGAAGGTTGGATTGACTTTTGCGAAAACGAGCTTACTTTAACAGATGGAGCACCTCTAAAGATGCTTGAGAGCTTCAAACTCTGGGGCGAAGATTTATTAGGTTGGTATTACTTTGAGGATCAAGAAGTCTGGGATCCAAATGCTAGAGGCGGTGGACGAGGCGGTTATAAGATACGCCAAGTTAAGAAGCGTCTTACCAAAAAACAATACCTAATAGTAGCCAGAGGTGCTGCTAAGTCTCAGTATGAAGCTTATATTCATGCATTCTTCTTAAATGTAGACAATTCTACAACTCATCAAGTTCATACCGCTCCTACAATGGTACAAGCCGACGAAGTACTGGCTCCGATTAGAACCGCTATCACACAATCTAGGGGACCGTTGTTCAAGTTCTTAACATATGGTTCTCTGATGAATACTTCAGGCTCGAATGCCAATAAGCAGCACTTAGCATCTACTAAGAAAGGTATCCAGAACTTCATCAATGGTTCACTTCTAGAGATCCGACCAATGACAATAGACAAATTGCAGGGTCTTAACTCTAGAATCAATACTGTCGATGAGTGGCTTTCTGGAGACATCAAGGAAGATGTTATTGGTGCTCTTGAGCAGGGTGCTGGTAAGAACGAAAACGATGATTACATTATTATAGCTGTATCTTCAGAAGGTACAGTTCGTAATGGCCCAGGTGATGATATTAAACTAGAGTTATCATCTATCCTAAAGGGAGATTACTACGATCCGTATACATCTATATGGTGGTATAAACTTGACGACGTAAGCGAAGTTGCTTATCCTGAGCTTTGGATTAAAGCAAATCCTAACATTAAAGCACTCGATAAGTATGCAGCTTACGCGCGCGATGTCGAAAGAGCTGAACACAATCCATCTGCTCGAAACGACATCTTGGCAAAGCGATTCGGAATACCTATGGAAGGTTACACATACTTCTTCAGGTATGAAGAGACCCTTCCTCACCGCAAACGTGAGTACAGCGGACTGCTATGCTCTATGGGAGTCGATCTATCTCAAGGAGACGACTTCTGTGCATTTACGTTCTTGTTCCCACTTCAAAATGGGAAGTTTGGTGTTAAGACGAGATGCTACATCACAGAGCGTACAAAAGATAAGCTTCCACCTGCATTGCGGCAACAGTATCAAAAATTTGAAGCTGAGGACTCTTTACGAGTTATGGAAGGTATCGTATTGGACATGCAAGAAGTCTACGACGAACTCGATCAATGGATTGAGCAGAAAGGATACGATGTTATGTGCGTTGGATACGATAGATACAATGCGGATGGCTTTATGGATCGCTGGGCAAAAGAGAACGGTCCGTTTGGCATTGAGAAAGTAATTCAAGGTGCCAAGACCGAATCAGTTCCTCTTGGAGAATTAAAGAAAATGGCTGAAGATCGAATTCTCCTATTTGATGAAGAGCTGATGAAATTTACAATGGGAAATTGCATTGTATTAGAAGACACAAACGGCAATCGTAAGCTATATAAGAAACGCTATGAAGAGAAAATTGATGCAGTAAGTGCACTTATGGATGCTTATATTGCATATAAGATTAATCAGGAAGCATTTGAGTAAAATGAAGGGAACCTGACAAAATGAAATTTACAGAAAGACTAACAAAAGGTTGGAATGCTTTTCTAAACAAAGATCCAACTAGGTATTCGTACTATTCGGGAACCGGTAGTACTACCAATCCCGGAACGACACGCTTCGCGCGCGCTCGTGATCAGTCGATTGTAGATGCAATCTATAACCGAATTGCGATGGACTGTGCTTCTATTGACATTGTTCACTGTCGATTAGACGAGAACGAACGATTCAAAGAAAAAATTGTAGGTCCATTACTTAACTGCTTGGAATTAGAACCAAACCTTGACCAGACTGCTAGACAGTTCCGTCAGGATGCAGTTCTATCTATGTTTGATTGGGGAAGTATCGCTATCTTGCCTATTGAGACAAATGATGACGAAATGGACCCAAATGACGTTAAAAATTACGAGCAGACAATCCCAGTATCCAATATGCGAGTTGGTCGAGTTAAAGAATGGAAGCCAAATGAAATTCTCGTAGATGTCTACAACGAATGGACTGGCGAGCATGAAGACTTATGGTGTTCTAAACGCGCTGTATGTATTATTCAAAACCCATTCTATGACATCATGAATCGACCAAATTCAGCTATTACAAGATTAAAGAATAAACTCAGACTGTCAGACATTATTGATGAAGAATCAGCATCTAATAAATTCAACATGATTATTCAGATGCCATACTCGATCAAAACTGATGGTAAAAGAGCTTCTGCTGATAAGCGAATCAGAGATCTTGAAAGTCAATTAACTGAAAACAAGTATGGTATTGGATACATTGATGCTACGGAAAAGATCATTCAGCTTAACCGAGCATTAGACAATCACATTCTGGAGGCTATTGAATACTATACCAATTTAGTATACTCTCAGTTTGGTATTACTCCAGAGATTATGAATGGTACAGCAGAGGATACAGTTATGAATAACTATTATTCTCGTACCATTGAGCCTATTCTCGCTGCTATTTGCGACGAGATGAAGCGCAAATTCTTATCAAAGACCGCTCGAACTCAACGACAATCTATTGAGTTCTTCAGGGATCCATTTAAGTTGATCCCAGTTTCACAGTTACCAGAGATCGTAGATAAATTTACACGAAACGAGGTAATGACGACAAATGAAGTTCGACAAGTAATTGGAATGAAGCCGAGCAAAGATCCTAGAGCAGATGAGTTACGTAATAAGAACTTGTCAGAAGCAAAGGGAGAACAACACATTGATGTTGAGGGTAATGACATTACTGAAGGCTATGCTGAAGCCGGAAACAACCCTCAAGAAAACTAACAAGAGGAGGAAATTTCAAAATGGGAAGCAAATGTGATTTTAGCGGCATGGCCACTAGATACAACACACGATGCACTGATGGACGTACAATTCGTTCTGGTGCTTTTGCTGACATGGATGGAAAGAAAGTTGCTCTTGTCTGGAACCACAAGCATGACGACCCATCAGCAGTTTTGGGATATGGAATTCTTCATTCTGAAGATTCTGGTATGCGAGTTGAGGGTTACTTCAATGGCACAGACAAAGCCAATGATGCCAAAGCATCTCTCCAGAGAGGTGTTCCAATGACATTATCCATTCATGCAACAAATCTTAAGCAGGCCGGATCAGAAGTCCTTCATGGAGTTATTCGTGAAGTTAGCCTAGTTTTGGCTGGTGCAAACCCAGGTGCAGTAATCGATCACGTGTCTTTAGCACATGCTGATGGATATTACACTGAGGAAGAGGCTCTTATTTGCTGGGAAGAGAATGTAGAACTTATGCATTCTGAGGATGAAGCTGATCCAGAACCAGAAGAGCCAGCAGAAGATCCTGAGCAGGAGCCAGAAGAGCCAACAGAAGATGATGGCGAAATTGAGCATGCTGATGATGAAGAAGGATCTGGCAAAACTATTGAAGATGTCTTCAATGGTATGTCTGAAAAGAAGAAGAACGTTGTGTATGCGCTTATCGGTATGGCAGTTTCAGGAGAAGGCGCTGACCTTGAGCACGCTGCTGATGATAAAGAAGAAGATTCTAAGGATGATTCTGAAGGCGGCGAGACAATACAGGACGTTTTAGATTCAATGACTGAGGAAGAAAGAGATGCTACTTTCGCTTTAGTCGGTGCAGCTTTGGAAGAAGCTGAAGAAGGTAATAACAAAGAAGAAGACTCACAAGGAGGAGAAGAAATGGCACACACAAACATGTTTGATCAGGCTGCTTCAAAGCAGGTAAACGTTATCACACATGCTGATCAGGAAGCTATTATGGCAAGAGCTCAGGATTCTAGCTGTGGTTCTTTCAAGAAGGCACTCGCTGAATTCATGGATGAGCACAACATGGCTGATGAGTTAGAGCATGGTTTCACAGATGAATCAATGGAGTACTTATTCCCAGACTATAAGGATCCAAACGGCGATGGAGAGCCTTGGACACTTACACGTGATATGAGCTGGGAGGACAGATTCCTCAACGCTACTCACAAGACACCTTACTCTAAGATCAAGACTCGTTACATCGATGCTACAGGTACAGGCATCCGTGCAAGAGGCTACAAGAAAGGTGACGAGAAGGATGAGATCGGTGATGTAGAAGTACTTCACAGAGAGACAACAGCTCAGACTGTATATGTTAAGGATAGCATCGATAGAGATGACATCATTGACTTTACAGACTTCTCAATCGTTGCTTACATCGATAAGACAATGACAATGGCTCTTAAAGAGGAGCTTGCAATCGCTATGCTCTTCGGTGACGGCCGTGAGAAGACAGCTAAGGATAAGATTAAGGAAGATCACATCAGACCAATCTGGACAGATGATGAGACTTATGTTATCCATAAGACAATCGATCTTGATGCTACAAGATCTGAGATCCAGGGTACAAATACAGGTGCTTACTTCGGTGAGAATTACATCTGGGCTGAGTCATTTGTTAATGATCTTCTTTATGCTCGTGAGAAGTATAAGGGATCTGGAAGCATTACAGCTTACATGGCTCCACATACAGTAAATGTTATGCTTCTTGCAAGAGATATGAACGGCCGTCGTATCTACGGCAACATTAACGAGCTTAAGGCAGTTCTTAACGTTAAGGATATCGTAACTGTTGAGCAGATGGATAACCTTACAAGAGAGGTTACTGAAGGCAAAGATACAAAGACAAAGAAGCTTCTTGCTATCTTCCTCGATGAGAAGGATTATAACGTTGGTACAAACAAGGGCGGCGAAATCACAAGCTTCAAGGATTTCGATATCGACTTCAACAAAGAGAAGTACCTTAAGGAGACACGTTGCTCAGGTGCTCTCGTTAGAATTAAGTCTGCTATTGTTATGGAGCAGGATGTTACAGCTTCAGCAGCAGAGCCACAGGGCTAAAAAGTTCAAAATGGGAAGGGATTTAGTTTCGGCTAGGTCCCTTTCTTTTTATGGAGGTAATTATGGGTAAGTATCATGGATACATAGGCTTCGGAACTAATGAGGAGAAAGCTACTGATATTTGGGATGACTCTATTGTTGAACGTCACTACTATGGAGACATAGAGCGAAACGCTACAAGATATTCTCAATCAGACACCTTATCCGGTGACCTTCAGATTACAAATCAGTTTTCGATTATTGGTGATACGTTTGCTTTCCGTAATTACACAAGAATCAGATACATAACTTGGCAAGGTGAAAGATGGATGGTATCTTCTGTCGAAGAGAAATACCCAAGATTGATTATTAATATTGGAGGAATCTTTAATGGACAAACGCCAACAGGTGAGCAAGATACTCCATACGATTAAAGGAGTATCGCATGTATATTTTGCTCCTGAAGTCAAAAAGGGTATGGGGTATCCTTGTTTAAGATATGAACATTCGGATAGACCAAGTGCCTATGCCGATAACAAACGCTATATTAAACATAGCAGTTACACAGTAATGTACATAACGAGAGATCCAGATGATGCAGGTCCTATTTGTGACCAATTAGAGGATCTGATGTATTCAAGATACGACAGAACTTACGTAGCTGACGGATTGTATCATTATGTATACACATTAACATTATAGGAGGAATTAGACCATGGCTAAATTAGTATGGGACCAGACAGGAGAGAGACTCTTCGAGACTGGTGTTGAGAAAACAGTGCTCTTCCCTATGACAGGCGCTGAGTATGGCAAGGGTGTTGCATGGAATGGTGTAACAACAATCAACGAGACACCTTCAGGTGGTGAGCCTACAGACGTTTATGCTGACGATCAGAAGTACCTTACAATGTACTCTCTTGAGACATTGGGCGGAACAATCGAAGCATACATGTACCCAGATGAGTTTGCAGCTTGCAACGGTGAAGCTTCACCAGCAGCTGGTGTTGTCTTTGGACAGCAGACAAGAAAGGGATTCGGTCTTGCATTTGAGACACTTATCGGCAACGATACAGAGTCTACAGATCATGGCAAGAAGTTACATCTTCTATATGGTTGCAAGGTTTCACCTTCAGAGATGGCTCATCAGACAGTTAACGAGTCACCAGAAGCTACAACAATGAGCTGGGAATTCACAACTGATCCAATTGCGGTTGAAGGTTATAAGTCTACATCAAGAGTTATCATTGACTCTACAAAGGTAGGCGCTACTGCTTTCAAAGCCCTCGAAGATTATGTTCAGGGTTCTGCAGATGGAGATGCAGCACTTCCACTTCCAGCAAAGGTGCTTGAGATCATTGCAAGTGCTGGTAATACCGAACCACCAAAAGATCCAGCTGAACCAGCTGAACCACAGGGCTAATCAATATTTAGTTCGACTATTAGAAAAATTGTGTTGATACTTATGGGGTCTGCTAATTTGGGCAGGCCCTATTTTTGTTAAAAAGGAGACAGGAACATATGTTTAAAAAAGATATGACTTACGTTGATTTTGACGGTACTGAGAGAACCGAGACATTCTACTTCAACCTTACACAAGCTGAGATCACAAAGATGGAGTTATCTACAAAGGGAGGACTTGATTCTTACATCAAGAAGATTTCTTCTGAACAGGATACACCAAAGATCATTCAGTTATTCGAGGATTTAATCTGCGCTTCTTATGGTGTTAAGTCTGCAGATGGTAAGCACTTCATTAAGACAAAGGAAGATCTTGATCTCTTCAAGTCTACACAGGCTTACTCAGATCTTTACATGGAGCTTGCTACAAACACTGACGCTGCTACAGCTTTCGTTAATGGTATTACACCAAAGGAGCCAACAGCACCTCAGGATCATCAGAAGGCTGATAAGAAAGTCACAAGTATCGATGAGCATAAATAAAAAGTTGGAGGTGATTTAAATGCCTCTAACCATAGAGATTCCTGGTGTAGAGATGTTTAACAATTTAACTCAGGAATTCATAACCGTTGAGCCAACGACTTTAGTTCTTGAACATTCATTGATCTCAATTTCAAAATGGGAAGCAAAATGGAAAATTTCTTACATAGACACTAAAGACAAAACAAGAGACCAACGACTAGACTACATTAGATGTATGAGTTTAAAGGGTGACATCTCAGATGATGTGCTATATAGTATAGCGCCTCAAGAGATGCAGAAGATAAACAATTATATTAATGATTCGATGTCTGCTACAGTGGTCAAAAACACAGGTGGCTCAGCTAGTAATCAATTCACGACGTCCGAGCTTATATATTCTTGGATGGTCGGGTATCAGATACCAGTAGAATTTGAGAAATGGCATCTGAGTAGACTTCTAACTTTGATAAAGGTTATTAGTGAAGAAAATAAACCAAAGAAAAAGATGACACCTAGCGAAATAGCTGCACGAAACAAGGCTCTAAACGCTAAGAATAGGGCCAAGTATCATTCGAGAGGATAATAATATGGGCAATCAAACAATTACAGTGGTACAACATGGCGAGTTTTCAAAAGCTCAAAAGTTCATGGAACGATGTTTGAATGTTGTCAAATTAGGGCATCTCGACAGCTATGGAAGAAGAGGTGTTGAAGCCTTAAGAGTTGCTACTCCAAAAGATACAGGATTAGCTGCTAGTTCATGGAGCTATCAGATAAACCGATCAGATGGAGTAGTGACTCTTGAATGGCATAATGACGATATTGAGAACGGATTCAGTGTAGTAATCGGTTGCCAATATGGCCATGCTACAAAAAGTGGAAGTTGGGTTCAAGGCGTAGACTTCATAAATCCAGCCTTAGCCCCAGTATTTGAACAGATACGAAAAGACGTTTGGAGGGAGGTGACTAGACATTGAGTACAACTATCGATACTAACGTAGTTGAGATGAGGTTTGACAACAAGCAGTTCGAAGAGGGCTGTAAACAATCAATGTCAACTCTTGACAAACTTAAGGAAAAGATTAGCGGTACATCTGCTGAAAGCTTAGATGGTCTAGGAAAAGCCGCTAAAGATGTCGATTTAAGTAACCTTGAAAAGGCATTAGATCAAGTTAATAAGAAGTTCTCAGTCCTTGGTGTAGTAGGAGCTACAATCATTCAAGATCTTACCAGATCAGCCATTGCTATGGTTAAGAATGTAGTAACAGCAGTTCCTAACATTATCAAAGAAAAGGGCTGGTCAAGAGCTATGAATATCGAGAAGGCCAAATTCCAGTTGGAAGGTCTTCACGTAGCTTGGGAAAAGATTTCTGGCGATATTGACTATGCGGTATCTGGAACCGCTTATGGTTTGGACGCAGCTGCTAATGCAGCATCACAGTTGGTAGCATCAGGCGTACAGATTGGAGATAGCATGAAAGCAGCCTTGAGAGGTATCTCAGGTGTTGCAGCTATGACGCAATCCGAATACGAAGAAATCGCACCAATCTTCACAACAGTTGCAGGTCAAGGTAAATTAATGACCATGCAATTAAGACAGTTAGAAAGTAGAGGTCTTAATGCTGCTTCTACAATGCGCGATTACTTTAACGGTATTAATGACGGATCAATCGAAGCGAGCGAAGCTGTTACAAACTATGTTAAAAGCTTAACAAAGGGCCTTCAGGTATCTGAATCTGACATAAGAGAATTTGTTACTGATGGACAAATCAACTTTGGTATATTCTCTCGAGCAATGGATAATGCATTTGGTCAGCATGCAAAAGATGCCAACAAGACATTTGAAGGTGTAATGAAGAACATCAAATCTGCTTTAGGCAGAATTGGCGCTGACTTTTATACACCTGTCATTAAAGAGGAAGGACCTATTGTAAAATTCTTACAGCAGGTCAGAAATCGAATCGATGACATTCGAAAGACGCTTCAGCCAGCAGTTAGAGTTTGGGAACAATTCCTTACTGTTGAAGGAACTAGATTAACTAATTTCATGAAGAATCTAGATGTTAGCTTCTTCTCTAATATAGCTCAGGCTGGAATAAACATATTTAATGTATTCTATGTAATCGGACAGACAATCCGACATGCATTAGAAGATGTAGCAAGCTTTTCAAGTGGCAAGGGCATTGGAAGTCTTACAAAATCATTTGCAGACTTTACAAAGACACTCATTCCTACACAGGAAACTGCCGATAAGCTCAGAGCTACATTCAGAGGATTATTCTCTGCCATTAATATCATTACAACTGTTATAACTAGAGTATTAGCAGCGATATTTGGTCTTAACCCAGCTATAGCAAGCTTGGGAGACATCCTTTTAACAATTACCGCTACTATCGGCGATGTTATAACATATTTTGCTATACTAATTAACCAGAACGATATTATTACTCCTTTGATTCAGGGTGTTACAATCGCGGTTAAATTATTAGTATTGGCATTAGCACTAGCAGTAACAAAGCTCATTGAGTTTGTTAAATGGGTAAAAGAGTTACCAATTACTCAGAAGATAATAGCAGGTATCGGCGATGCATTATATTTGCTAGTTGGTGCTATATCAATTATAGTTACAAAGGTAAGAGACCTTATATCATCAATTAAGTCTGGTAATTTAGACCAACTCGGCTTTATCGGTGAGGCTATCCTATTTGTTAAGGATGGAGTATTAATGCTGGTTGATGCTATCAGTCAGCTTGGATTCGTTCAGGCTATAATTGAGACTGTAGCAGGTGCATTTGATAAGATGCGCGAAGCAGCCGATAAGCTATTTGGTAAGGACTCTACTACCAAGATTTCGGAAGAAGTAGTAACTATCAATGAAGCAATGGTTCCATTAGCTGGAGAGCTTAAAGAAGTATCTCTAGCCGCAGAAACTACTGGAGAAAGTGCCGATAAAATGGCGGGCGGTCTCTCAGGAGTAACCACTGCTATTGGAAACTTTGTAAAAGCCCTTCCAATTGGTAAGATTGTAATGGTAACATTTGCTGCTGTATTTGCATACTCACTCTATAAGATGGTTGATGCCATGCAGCAATTCGGTAAAGGTGTAAAACTTGCTGGTGGATTCTTAAACACTCTTAGCCAGAGAGGATTTGTTGGACTTATATTTGGTACTCAGCAATATTCAAGAACACCAAACCATATTCTCGACATTGCAATAGCAGTCGGCGTATTAGCAGCATCTATTACAGCTTTGACTAAGATAGATACCAATAAGCTTAATGAAGCTGTAGAAGTATTAGGCAAATTGGCACTAGGTTATACAGGAGTACTTATTGTATTAGGTGCTCTTGATAAGTGGCTTGGCTTTGCAGGAGCTATTGATTATATTGGTGTTGCTATGCTTGAAGTAGCAGCCGGTATTGCAGTTCTTGCGGGCGCACTGGCACTTTTGACAAGAATTGACCTTACTCATATTGATGAAACCATGAAAGTAATGGCTGAAATGGCAGTTGGACTAACTGCTATGGCTGTAGTTATGGGTAAGTTTGGCGGATCATTTGCAAAGATGGGAGCATCTATCGTATCTATTGGTGCTTCTATGATGATTCTCGTTAAGGCTTTTGAAGCACTTAATAGCATTAAAGCAGTGGACACAGTAGGCGAGTTAGCTAAGAAATTAGCGGCTGTTGGTGTCTTAGCACTAGAAATGGTAGGAATTGCTAAGCTATGCGATATGCTTGGTGGAAAGTCATTCATGAGATTGGCTATCTCGGCTGCAAGTTTAGCATTAGCAATGCAGATATTTGTTTCTTTAATGGACAAATTACCAAAAGACTTTACGAAGAGAGTTGTCGAAAAGATTAAAGAAATTGCTGAAGGTTTTAAACAAGTCGCTATAATAATAGGTACAGTAATAGCCGCACTTACCACGATTGCTATACTTGTAGCGGGTGCTGTTGCTATTATCGCTATAATTAAAAAGGGTACTGGTGCTCTTATCTATTCTATTGGTCAGATGTTTGAGTCGTTCTCAAAGATCCGAAAGCATCAAGATGACCATAAGAAGGCACTTAATACTTTAGCGATGTCTGTATTAGTAGCATCTGTTGCTGGCGCAGTAGCTATGCTTGCTGGTGTTGTACTTATATTAACAAAAGCAGACTTAACAAAGAATAAAGCAGCTTTTGAAGCCGGTATGTCAGCTATGGTTACTATGCTCATCGCTATGTCAGCTATTATATTAGAGATGGGAGTAGCACTAAAAGGAATTAAAGGTGCTGGAGCAGCTATGCTAGGCGGTGTCCTTATGATGGCTACTGTCTTTGGAACCACAATCAGTATCGCATTATGGATTTATAGTGTTATTGCGCAAGACAAATCAACACTAGCTAAGATGGGAGAAATCGCTGTTGCAGTAGTTGCTTTAGGTGCCGTATTAGGATCTCTATTTGCAGTAACTAAATTTATGTCTCAACTTAAAGGCATTAAATTTGACAAAACAACTACCGCAGGCTTAATAGCTATGGTTGTTGCCATTGGCGTTATCGCTGGTTCAGTAATTGCGCTCGCATTTACAATGAGTCAGGGCCGCACCCAAATGTTATCAGTTGTAGCTTCATTCGCATTACTTGGCGGTGCTATGTTTGGTATGTATGAACTTGTCAAAGCAATGGCAAAGATAAATCAAACAAACTTCAAACCTAGCACATTTAAAGTTATATTAGGAATGGTTGCTGCTATAGGTACAATCGCAATTTCATTAGCTATACTTGTAAACTCTATGGAAACCATGGGTGATATAGGCAAGCTAGTTGCTTCTGCACTTATGATGGCAGGTGTAATGGCTGCATTGGCTGGTTGCTTAAAGATCATGTCTACAATCAAGTACAATGTACAGCAGGTAAGAGCAACTCAGGGCATGATTATGATGCTCATTGCTATTGCTGGATCGCTAGCATTACTTATGTGGACTATGGATGATCTTGGTGATATAGGTAAACTAGTAGCTGCTGCTGCGGCATTGGCTGGCGTATTTGCAGCATTTGCTGCTATGACCAGAG